TGTTGACCGACTATTTCGGTCTGCGGTAAGATGGACCCACTCCGCGCGATGGCGCGGCCCCTTTGAAGGAACATGTCCGAGTCTTGCAAGTGCAAGCGACAGCACAATTTCCGCGCTTCGGCGCGGCCCCGGTGAGCGCAAAAAAANCCCACTCCATCACGGGGTGGGCTTTTTTTGCTGTCCTGATTACGCGCCTTGCACGGGCGGCACAACAGCACCGGCGGGTGCGCTTGGTGTTGGTGAGCTTGGTGTTGGTGCACTTGGTGTTGGTGCACTTGGTGCCGTCGACGTGTCAACCACCGGTACGGTCTGTGCGGGCGTGTTCGCCTGGGACGCGGCCTGACTCAGCTGGTTCGCCGCGGTCACACTCGGGCTGCTAGACACCTTGGACGCGAGAGACTGGAACTCACCCACTACCCCAAGCACCTGGCTCACACTGACCGTCTTACCGAACAGGTTGTGGACCTCATTCGTGATGGCCACGGCGACCGCATTCTTGGTCTCCGGTGTCATGGTCTCAACCTTAACGTCCAGGTTGTGAAGGACCGCCGTAGCGGCCTTGTAGATTTCCGACTGCTGAACCTGCGACTCGAGGTGCTTGGCCTTCAGTTCTAGTGCCGCGAGCTGCGGCGCGTGCAGGGCTTCACTTGCAAGCGTCTCGGCCTCGGCAACTCCAGCAGAGACGATGCCCTTGTGGTTCTCGCCCCACTTCACGAGCGGGCGGATAAACTGAAACTTCTTTTCGAGCCCCGCGACGATCAGGGCATACAGCGCGGTGGCCTCCGGGGACGTGGCGAGGGACTGCCATGCAATCACGATGATTCCTCCTTGTGCGCTCGATGGCGCGAGTTATTCGACAGTCTCCGGCCAGTGCCAGGAGTGCGGTTCGTGGGCCTCTGAGTAGTGGACGGATGTATACCATCCACCCTCGTTCGGTGCGTCGTTGGTTTCATCGGTGAAAGCCTGTAGGTTGACGTGCACGTCATCCCACACGCGGACGATGAGGGCGGGACGGTGAGGATGCACTCTCTCGTTCTTGGCGTAGTCGTACTCCGATGCGTGAGGCAACACAAAGTGGACGATGCGACCGACAGATGGCTTCGGCATCGACGAGTCCTCCCTATTGTTTGTTTGTTTGCGACGACGTGTATGGGTGAACGGGGGGAGTTGCCCGGTGTGTCAGGCGATGGCCGTGTCAGGCTTTGACGACCTGTGCGTGCCAGTGGTGCACCAGCGTGATGTCCTTGGCGGCGGCCTCGGCTTTGACCTCGGACGGGAACCAGCCGACGACAACATTCCAGTGCTGTTCGGGAGGCGGAGCGGGCTTCGGCGGATCAACCGGATACCATCCGGGTGCCACGTACACTTGGTCGACATCCACATCTACGCCGTCCACCTTGGTACTAACCACGTTTTGATACAGGTCGGCGTGCGCGAAGATGCGACCGCCGGACCACGCGATGGTCTGCCAGAACTTCTGGACCCCGCTCTTCGCGGCCGCGCTCGACAGGTACTCAAGGACAGGCAGACCACCATAGGCCCCGAGCTCGAAGTGACCGCTCAGCACCCTCCCCGCTTCCGTGAAGTAGGCGTCCGCCGCCGCGAAGTCCTCCGGCGTGTAGGCGTCGTAGTCCACGCTGAAGTACACCGCGATCTCTGGCGACGGCTTGACGCCAAGCCATGAGAGCTCGGTTAGCGCGTCGGTCGCGTCCTGCTTGCCCTGCGCGGCGGTGAAGTAGGCGCGAGACGTGCTGTTGCCCTCCCAATTGAACACGACCTTGAGTCCGGCTTGCGTGATCTCATGCAGCTCCTCCGGCGTGATGCCCTTGCCCCACTCGGGGTGAGTCTTGGCACCGAGATACCGACACACGCCGTCGACGCCAGAGCGTTTGAGCGCGAGCGCCTCCGCGCGGATGAGCGGCGAGAAGCAGTCAACGAATTTGGCGATGGGATTCATGCGGGATCTTCCTCCTCTCACATTCACAAGCGCTTGGTAACTTAGCGAGATTGTGGCGTGGACGCCTTGCGAGTGTTCTCCGCGTCGGCCTCTCGTTTGAGCAGTTCCAGGATGATGATTTGATTCGCCGCAATCTGCCGGATGAGCGGGATTTCGTCGTCGTGCGCCTCGGCCAGCGCTAGGATGGCGAGTATCTGAGCGCGCTCCCGCTCCTGCTTGGCCTCCTCCGTTTGCGCGGCCTGGTTCTGGGCGATCATGATGACGGACCCTTGTACGGCGGCGACGAGCGAGAGGAAAAGGTTGAGGATGATCGTCGTGGGGTCGAAGTTCAGGTGATGGCGGGCGGCCCAGGACGTGTGGTTCCAAGCGATTTCTGCGAGGCAACCCGCTAGGAAAACGCCCATGAACCGCCACGTCGCCATGGAACGGGTGATGCGATAGGCCACAGATACCTTCGGCATCCGATCACCCCTTGAAGATGAGATACTCGACTAGCCAGCCCATAGCCGCCAGCAACACGCCGATAAGGGGACCGACCCACGTGGGCGGTGTCTCGCGGACTTCCTTGACGGCCGAATCAATTTTCGACTCCACCCGACGGACGGTTGTGACCGCATTGTCGAGCCGCTCGGAGTTGAGACTGTCGCGTTCCTTCGCCGCCGTGTCGAGGTTGGTGATGCGCTCCTGCAGGTCCACCTTGACGTCGCGCAGGCGCTGCTCGTGCTTGGAGTCGAGGCCGGAAATGGCTTGCAGGGTTGTCACCTGCATGTCTTCAATCTTCTTGATCCGCGCCGAGTGGTCTTGTAGTTTCTCGCCGTGGTCTTCCAGCTTTTCCTTGATTTCTTCAATCGGGTCCAACCGTCCCCTACCTCCCTACTTTTCCGGCCACACCTGGTATGGCTTAGCTAACCGCCACAGGTCCTCGGGGCTAGGCGGCGGCCACTGCGGCACGGCCCACCGCGCGCGGTTGGCGAAGTCGGCGGCGAGCGTGGAGCAGAACGGCCAGCGCGTGTCGGCCCATGCGATGAGCCAGCGCGGCAGGTGGACGTACCCGCGCGAGAGGTCCCGCAATCCCTGATCGACGACGCCGAGCCAACCATAGAAGCGCCCCAGCTGGCGCTGCAGCCACGCGATGGCGAGGGGAAGCTTGGCGGTGTCATACGGCGGTCGACACACGACGCCTGCGCCGTAGTCGATGGACGCGCGCACGGTGCGCCACCCTGCCGCCTCGATCTTGTCGTAGCGTCCCACAGCGATAGCGACGTGGTACGGGTCAGTACCTGGGCCATCCTCCAGGTGCTCGCCAATCTCGATGAGACGAGGGCCGAGTCCGGTGGGGTGAAAATAAAACAGCAGGTCGCCAGGCTGGCACCAGAAACCGGGCATGGGATCGCTCCTTTCGTGGACATAAGAAAAAGACCACCTCCATCCGAGGTGGTCGGGTGTGTGGTGTCTGGTGGAATCAGCGCCAAGCCGCTAGCTCGGACGCGAACGCCAATTCGGTGTCCGACTCAGGCAATGCGACCACGGACCCGATCAGGTTGTTCCGCAGAAACGCGAGTGCCCACGCGACCTGTGCGTACGTCAATGTACTCCCCTTCGAGTCTTTGCACGCGGACGCAATGGCGGATATCTGCGTGGGGGACGATAGCGACGCGACGTATTGCGCGACGGTTTGCGCGAACCCATCTGCCATCCACGCCTGCTGGATAGGCTCTGTCACGAGGACCATTACAGCACCTCCACAACGTCAACCGTCAAAACTCCGCTAGGGGGTGGCGTAGCTCCGGTAGTTACCTTGACGAGTAGTGTGTCGCCCAACTGTTGGAGCTGGTTGGCGTCGTTCGAGTCGAACGTAGCGAAATACCTACTGGCGATATTGGCGATGGCGCTTGTGAAGTCCATAAATCGGGAGTGGTTGATAATGGCCGTTACATCTTGACCCGCTGTGACTCCGCCCAGCCACGACGATAGCTGGACAGCCAGCGCCACGGAGACGTAATCTCCGACCGGAAATTCAGTTTGAGAATCGCCAAGCACGTCTAGACCGACTTTGCGGTTGGTACACCCAATCGTCAAAATGGGGAAGGCAAAGACGTAGGAGGTACTGGCGCTAGGGATCTGCGTGTAACTGATGGTCTGCGTGGGATGGGTGATGACTTGGTGTGCTGACGTGATCAGCACATAGGCCTCCCAACTAATGACCGTTATTGTGCCTGNTTCGATGCCCTGAACGTAGTTCTGCGACAGATTATCGAGTAGGATGGGCCNCGTTCCAACGGAGGTAACTCCATCTTGGAGCGTCACTAATGAGCCTGTAACGCTGCGCACAGGTACAGTCGTCACGACAAAACCTCCTTCAGTCGATAGGGTGGGGTTAGGCGCCGATGAGGGCCACACTAGGCGCGACGCTGAATGTCACGGTGATCTGATCCGCCCGGTTGTAGCACAAACGCCCCGCTGGTCAGCCCTGTATTGGTTGAGGCTTGAGTCCCGAGCGTAAGAGCAATCTGCGTCACGGTGCCGCCCTGCAAAATGAGAGTCACGGGCACATTGTTGGTATTGGTGTAGGCCGTGCCGCTCGTGAGCGTGGGGGCGGTTAGAATGCCAACAGGGTTGTAGCCGGGGTTGTTGCGGGCGACGGATGTTGAACCGGAGGCGAACACAATTGCGGCTCCCGTGTTGCCGCTAAAGGTGTTGCCACGCGGACTCACACTCCTTTTTGATCAACTGCTTGGTGCGGTACTGCTTCCGGCGCACGGCCCCGGCTAATAGCTCGCCGGTGCCCACGTCACTGCTTGGGCCTGCGCGACAGTGGTGGTAGCTTTAGCCTCAGCCACCAGCGTGCGCAGTTGCTTAATCTGCGCCCAGGCGAAGCTGTTGGCCGCCACGTCAAGCTCATCCAGCGTGGTCTGGTCAGGGATGCTGACGGTGTTCCCGTTGATGTCGGCGTAGGGCATGGGGAACGTGTCGATTCCCTTGTCAACCGCCTGCTGGACCTGCATGAGATGCATCTGGTCCATCTGTTGCCAGCCGAATGTGTACGAGGCGCCACTGATAGTCGCCTGAAATCCTGCATTGACCGTCTCCTCGTAGCCCCCTTGAATCGCAGCTATCGCTGAGGCCTGCGCCTCCGCGAGAAGTTGCGCGTTCGTTACGGTGCTGATGAGTTTGTTATTGACTACAGTGTAGTGGGATGGGTTGTTGATTGCGTCCTGAGCGGTGGTGTCAGTTTCGTCGAACGACACGGACGATTGGCCCTCTGTCGTCTCCCACTTCGATACATTGGATCTATGCCGTTCGAGGATCTGCCCAGTGGACGTGTCGTAGATGAACCAATACATTTGGTCCCCTCCTTAGCTACCGATGGCTAACCAGCTGATGGCCGCCACACCAGAGATGCCGGTGTTCTCTACACCGAGGGAAAATCCGGTGGGCGTAACCGCTGAAACACTCACATACGCCGCGTTGTTGTTCTGCGCGTACGTCGCAAGTACGACAGGCGCTGAGGTGTAGGGGGTTGGGAAGGTGACCGCCTGAGCAACCGTAGTGTTTTGAGTCGTTGTGACATAGGCGGTTCCGCTCTCTACTTTGTATCCTCCGCTGAGGGCTTCAAGGAGCGTCCCGTCGCGGCCATACGGGACAAAGGCACCGCCAACACCCACCCCCGCGACCCGAAAACAAACGACACCCAGCGGATCGGTCACGTTGAAGGCGTCAGCGGCGGCTGAGTTGGTTTTGGCCCCCCATGTTGCGCCTCCGCTTCCGGTGGATAACGTCGCGCCTCCCGGTGTGACAAAGCCGGTCCCGTTTGACATCGCGACGTTACCCGTCGGAGCTACGGTACCTTGCAGACTAGCCAAGATCCGCTCGTCCGTGATGTTAGCCTGTGTAATGCCTGTGGCGCCGGGCGCAACGTACACGTGCGCCAGTACGATACCCACATACCCTGCTGGCAAGGATGGCGCTACGGGAGCGGCCGATGCGATGCCCGTTACCGACTGGACAATCGGCGTGTACGGCGTTGTGGTCGTGTTGATAGCCGCAACGATAAGGTCGATGCGCGGATTACTGGGGTCAGCGGTGGCAATCGTCAACGTTTGGGGGGCATCACTGCAGAAGCGGTACCCCCCAGGTAGCCAAGCGTTGCCCCCTGTCGTACCCTGCGCCGCCCCGGCCACTGTCACGCTCATCGCGTTTGGAGTGGAGGCCGACACCCCCAGATCCTCGCTCGTTACGACACCGGGACTGACCCAGTCCGTCCACTGCTCCATAAAATCCTCGGGAGCGTACGAACCACCTGAATAAAAACTGGCATGGATAGCCACGCGAAAACCTCCTTATGTGCTGACCTGCGTGACACTTCCTGTATCCCAGTGCACATAACTCGTTGTACCCAGGGCTTGCACCTGCTGCATGGTTTGAGTGACAGAGATCTGACTGTATGTCGTCTGGTTCGGGTTGTTAATGTAGACATCAAGGATGAGAGCGGCAGACGTACCGAAGGTCACGGGGAAGGTGACCGGGAACGCCTCGGTTCCGTTCACGCGCACCACCACCACCGGATACGCCCCCACAATGCCTGCGATGAGCGTAATCATCGACGAAATCATGGAAGACGTTGAGTAATCGAGCGTGGCCTGATAGCCAGCCGATTTGACCCGGTTCAGGATTTGGAGCATCTGGCCCGTGGTGTAGGCATACCCTGTGGAGCTCCCCGCGCGCGACGCTTGGACGTTAAACGTGCCGGGCGACACGTCATAAACGGCGGCCTTATAGCCGAGAGTGGCAAACAACTTTTGAATGGCGAAGTTGTTCTGCGTCGGGCCAAACCGCATGGCGACCAGACGTTGCATGTACATCGCGTCTGGCTCCCCTTGAAACCGGGGAATGCCCACTGAAGCTCCCCACCAGTCCGCGCAACGTGTCAGCGCGGCTTGCAGGTTCACCTGCGCCGCTTCTGCGTTCGCAAACCGCTTGTTCCCTTCGAGGAGGCGGCCCATCATCCCGAGCACCGCATACGTCGGATCGCTTGGCAGGGAGAGCGACACGGGCAACGGGCTTGACGCCACTTGGTTCGGGAGGGTCAACAATTCCGCGAGTCCCACCGTGGCGGCGGAGGTAGCGACCACACCGAATTGCGCATTGATCTGGTCGGCAAGTTGCGTGACGGTTAGACCATAGAGATCGAACGCGGCAGAGGTAGCGCCCACGGTCATGTACAACGTGTTGCCTGACAGACTGACACTGCCACTCCCGGCGAGAGACAACGCGGAGAACGTATCCGTGGGAACCGGCAAACCGCCGGGGATATTGGTGACCAGGCGACTAATAAACGGGTTCATCGCGCCTCCTCCTAGCTACTCGCCTGTTGAATCGTCGGCACGCCCGAGAGCACATACACATTCCCGTTGATGAGCGCCGTGTTGCTCGTAGGTGGCGACGCGGCCCCGGCGGCAGGTAAGGCCGTCAGGGTCTCCTGAGCACCGTTGCCGGAGAGCGCGAACGTAACGGACGCCCCGCCCTCTTGTGACAAGTAATAGCTCACGCCAGTTGCGCCGACCGCCAGCGTTTGCGCGGGTATCTGGATGGCTTGTCCAGCCGTAAGGGTGACCGACCCGAGCGCAGAGACCGTTGTCTCGCCCCATGGGTTCGTATACGTGATGCCCACTTGATACGTGCCAGCTGCCAGAGACGTTGAGGCGCCCGGTGTAATGGCAACCGGCACAGGGGCTGCACCGGGGGGCGCCACGTACGGCGTTGCCGGCTGGTCCGCAGACGGCGAGAGGATTTGGACGTTCCCAACCCCCGGGACGGCACGAATGGCTGTCGCGAGCGCTGTGACGCTGAACGTCTCGCCCAAGCCGAGTTGCGCAAGGTAGTTCTGAATGGCCGCTTGCACACCGGTTTGAACGGCTGCCAAGGTATAGCCATTCGCCGGATACACGGCCGCGGTTACGGATAGCGGAGTTTGCGGTGCGTCTACGACGTACAGGAAACACCCTCCGGGCTTCGGGCCCACCACGACGGTGCCATTCGTGTCGGTGTAGCCGTACAGCAGGTTTTTCGTCTGCGTCAAGAGGGCCGTTGACATTGATCCGACGCCGTTAAACACGTAGCAGTACCCGGTGCCCGGCGCCACCCCGTCGTACCATTTGGCTTTGACGACCTGCTCGGTCGGGTTCCCGGACGCATCCGTAATCTGGCTCTTCACGGCGGCCGCTTCAATGGATGGCCCAATACCCTTTTGGATTTGTTCCAGTTGGTTGGCGATTTGCGCCTGTATCTGAACCTGCGTCGGTGCGTCCTGTCCCGGTACAACAGGCGTACTAGACTCATTCGTCACAGTGAGACCGCTGACAGGGACCACCATCTGCGTGATGCTGTTCGCAGGAACGTTGGTGATGCTTCCTGTTGAACTACAAAGACCTGTAAGGGTCACGGACTGACCCGGCTGTAACGTGCCAGACTGCCCGATGACCCATTGGAGTGTGCTAAGCGGGATCGCGGCAGCGGTGCCCGACGTATACGTCCAGACCGGAGCCGAGGCGGACAAGGTGAAGGTGAGGGCGTACACCGAACCAGTGGCACCGATGGGAGGTAGTCCGAGCATCCCGGAGAGGACGTTTAGGACCGCGACCGCAAACAGGTCTTCCGTTTGTTGCTGCTGGACGGACGACTCCACGGCGAAGCTATCCACCAGGCTGCGAATCACGGTGCCGGTATTAAAGTTTGTGGCCGTTGAAGTACTGCTTGTAATAGTCTGAACAGCGGAAGTGGCAATCTGAGTTGGGGTCTGTGGCAAAGCTCAACCCTCCTTTCAGGCGAGGCTGACCGTAGTATTGACGGACAGAGGAGCGTTATTGCCAGTAACGTACGAGTCACCCGTAATCGCTAGACTGGAGCCCGCGAGCGTCGTCTGGAGGTTGCGAATATCCATTATCTCGGGTAGTTTCATCAGCGCTTCCCGTGCATACGCAGGCCACGGGGTGTCGGGTGACGAAGATCCGAGTTTTGCGCGAAGCTGGGCTCCGAAGTCCGGGTGAAGCGGTAAGCTCTGCAAGTCAGTTCCGAGCACACTGGCGAACCGCTGCTGCGCCATCGCCTCCCCGCTCACCGTGGCCAGGTCACCGGACGCATCCCACTGAAGCGGCCACGCGAGATCGGTTCCAAACGCATCCACCAACTCGGCCAAGGCGCTCAAGTTGAAGTTGTTTGTCGCGCTGGTCACCGGGACATAGACGGTGTCCCCCGGCAGGAGGACGTGGACGTTGCCAACCGAGAACGCAGTGAACATCTGCACTTGCGCACTGAGCCCGTACGAATTCTGCAGCGGGGTTGACAACTCAAACGTCGTCCCGTCGTACGCCCTCACGCCAACGGCTTCTGCTACCAAGCCAGATGCTCCGCTGTACGCAAGGTAGAGCGTGTTGATGCTCTGGGGCTGACCGGGGAAACTGACGGACGACGATCCAGCCGTCAACGGTTGCGTGGACGTTACCGATGCAAGGGGGGGACCGTAAACCTCCGACGGGTTCAGCGTGATATACGGTGGCGCGAGCCGATTCGTCGAGATGAGCGTGCCCACGTCCGTCCCGAGTTGGGTGGCAACGGCCTCGATGCCCCGTTCAATATCGGTCACGCTAAGGATGTGTGGTTGCCCTATCATCTCACCGTCACCCCTCCCATCAACGTGTTCAGCAACTGCACCGGATTACTGGGTACGCTCGTCTGCTGCACCGGGTCCCATGCCGTTAATGACGTTAGCGCGGTCTGTGCGCCTTGGGTCAGCGTAAGGCCTACCGAGCCGCCTGTACTGGCCTGCGCGCTCAACGTCGCGTTGGCGGATACCGCACGCGCGGACGAGGAAAGGTGGAGCAGGTACTGACTGCTGTAGATGCTCTGCGTCGTCGCGGTGTATAAGGCATCACACACGTTCGCGACCGATAGCGCGATGCTCGCCAGATTTCCGAGGGCCCCCGCAGAGAGGGTATCGTAAACGGCCTGCGCGCTCGCTAAGAACGTGATCCACGTCTCGAGCGCCGGAACCTGGCTCAATAAACTGGTGAGAGGCGCCAAAATCTCCTGTTGTGACGGTACAGATGCCGGATAGCGGAGCATGGTTTCCCTCCTCAGTTCGGAATTTTGAGCCACAAGCCGGTGAAAATGAGATTCGCATTTTGCAGGTGATTGAGCGCGACAATTTGAGCGACGAAGCTCTCCACTTGCGCTTTCGACGCTTGCCGTGGGAGATAGGACTGAGCCATCGTGTACAGAGTGTCGCCGCTCTGGACCTCCCGCAGCAGGTAGGGGGTTTGCTTCTGGGAGAGCGCCTTTTGGTGCGCGGTCGTCACGCTTTGCTGCGCGAGTCGAGCAATGGCGGCTGCGCTGTGAAACTTCGGCGCTACGGCGTCAGATGCTTTCTCAACCGGGCCCTTGGTGAGATCCTTAAGCACCGTAAAACTGACTCCATACGAGACGGTGGTCGGGCTTGCCACCGAACGCGTCAATTGTGGCTGTCCAACCGGTTCGAGCTCCCACGTTTCTCCGGTGGCCCCGTTGATGCCCGTCAAGGTCTGGCTGTTTGGGTTCGAGAGTTGTCGCGTGGCGTAGTATTCGAGAATGTCCATCGCCAGGTGCCGAACGGCGGTATTGCCGTCCACATGCTGCCCGTTAAATCGACCATCCGGGCTATCCCAAGCGGAATCCCCCTGCAACGCGATCGACTGCGGACCTAAGCCAAAACGGTCTACCCAGATCCCCGACAGGGTCTGCGTGATAGTGGTGCGAAAGAACAAGGCCACGCTCTGACTCGGGTTGACTGGCAGCGTGAGCGTGTTCACAGAGGCCTTCCCCGTCGGTCCGACTTCCAGGGTAAACGTGCCCCCGATCTTCAACCCGACCATTGCCATCTCCCTCACCCCCTACCCGGCATACACCTTTGTGCTGGAGGCCTGAATCACTCCGCCGACGACCACATCGCCATCTCGCGCAATCGGCTTGCCCCCTCCCGTCACCGTCCCCACGTAGACTTCCGAAGCATTCACAGTAACCGTCCCACTCACGGTGAGGTTGACGGTCCCCTTCACGTTCAGCGTGAGGTTGTACGGCGTGGTCGTGGTCTGCGGGGACCACTCTGCATTCTCTTGCGTCATGTCTACGGGAGTGTCGCCGGTGGACGCCAACGTATAGGACCCGTCTGGATACCCTGTCTGCACGTCGCCGGCAGGTGAAATGGCCGTCCAGATCCCGCTCTCGTGCAAGCTCACTTTCCACCCTGCATTCACGGTGTGAACCTGCGAATTGTATGGGCTTTGAAAACCCAGGCAAATAGGACGCTGCGCTCGTCGACCGAGAAAAACGATGACGGCCCAAACGTCCTGATCGCCCGATGGGATAGGTTGGTCGTAGGCTCCGAATTCGGTCGGTATCGGAGCGGCCAGCTTGATGTTGCTTGGCAAGTAGGTCTCTCCCGTTTGCGTCCCGTAGGACCAACTCGTGACCGGGACCCCGTAGAGAATGCCGCCTTGGACTTTCCCATCGAGTGCCACGTCGATGCGACCCGTATCGGAATGGACAGCGATGACCTTCGCCAAGAACGGCCCGGGCTCATTGCTGTATGGGTTGGAGTTCTCGACACGAGCGCGAGCGGCGAGCGCCGGGTCAATGTGATTTGACTTCACGGGACGTCCCACCCCCGAACCCCTTGTAACGTGGCATCCCAGCCGTTATTCGCGTACTGGAAGTTCTGCGTCACCTGCGAGAGGTAGTACTCACGCTTCTTCTCCGGCACGGTGCGGTAGGTGCCGACTTGCAAGGCCTCGTCTCCATGCGCGTGGATCGAGCCGCTCCAGAACTGCTCCACGTCGCCCAATGTGGCAATCAGCCATGCGTTCAAATCAGCGGCTTGCTGCAGAAGCGGCATCGTGTTCTTCGCCGGTTTGCCGTTGCTCTGCGCGATGCTGATCCAAGGCGTGTCGAGCTGCAACGGGTTAATGCCGTACAACTTTGCTTTGCTCGTCATGACCCCATTGGACAGCCCCGGCAGGAACGTGGGTTGGGTCATGTTGAAAAGCTGACCGTCCGCCGCCCACGTAAGGAAATAGGTGTACAGGTCCGCGTCCGTCTGGGCGTCCACCACACTATCCACGTCGAGCACGTCCCCGGAACTCGGGCGAGACCGTCCATGCGCCGGCGTAGCACCGGTAATGGTTTTGTACGGAGCCATTCGACCAACGAGCGTCGGACCTTCGGCGTCGTCGCGGACAAACAACTCACCCCACGGAGGAGAGGACGCGTACTGCAGAAGGTTGTAATAGCTGCCGGTGTAGGAGGCAACCGCGAGACCATTCATCGAATAATGAGGAAAAGTGAAGTCGTGACGAAAGTCGGGTAGCGTCGGATAATTGTGCGCCTGGAGTCCTTGCATAAGAGGGCCGGCCAGGTTCGCAAACGCCGCGGTAATCCACTCGTTGACGCTGTTTGCAAAGAGCGGAATCTTGAAATTTGCAAACAGCCCGAAGCCTGCGTACTCTGCGGCGATGCCTTTTAACTGCGCTGCACCCGACTTCTGAAACACGTTTTGCGTGAATAAGTAGAGAATCTGCCACCGATTCAGGAGTTTCGTATAATCTGTTCCCGTGAGAACAATGCGGGGTTCGCTCAGGCCGCCGCCTTGACCGAGGGACAGGTTGTTGTTCGGCGAGTCGAGAAACCCACGCATGATGATCGGATACTCTCCGTTGACCTTCTGCCCGGTCTTGCTCGCTCGTATCTCCACGTAGTCCATGGGTTTTAGTAGGGCCGACCACTGCTTGCCAAGCTGGTAGGACCCGGGGGTGAGGGACAGCTTGAACGTTCCGGTCGTGAAGGACTTGGTTGTCGTCCAAGAGTATAGATCACCTGCGAGCTCGTAGGTTTCACCCCGCCACGTATGTACAGTAACGCTGCTCTTTGACGTGTATCGGTTGACCGCGAAGCTCACTGGCAATCCCTCCCTTATGGTATTGTACGGAGTAGAAAGGGTGAGGTAGATGAAAGGTCGATGGGCGATCTCCGTTTTATTCCTTGCAAATACCATCTTCGGTATTCGTGTGAACGCGCATCCTCTCACGGTTCGCCAGGTGCTCCTTCAATTCGTCCCTCCTGGCGAACCTGGCGCGCCACACAATCTTGAATGGCTAGTGGAGCATCGGGCCGGCGACGGAGGGTATTACGGAACTCGTTACTTTCCCGGTACCCTTCGCATCACCAAACAGACCGATAGAGTGATCCTCCACTACAAAACAGTAGAAACCATTTCGGCCACCGGGATCACAAAAACCCAACGCGTGCTGTCCGGAACCACACATGTCTGGAACAATGTGCTGTGGTCGGCAGAGTGGAAGCTGAACGCCCGTGATTTCACTTTCTTCCTTTATCAAAACTTGAAAAGGCCGCATACGTGGCAAGTTGTCGGTCAGAACGATGCGGGAATCCAAGTGTTGCATTTCTAGTGTGTCGGGAGCGCGTTCAGGTAATGGGCAATCTCCTGTCCGAGCGCCTGAATGGACTCCTGCGCAATAGACACCTGGGTGGCACCGTTGGCCAGATTGTTCGCTCTCGTCAATACCTTCTGCGCATAACCGGGCGTCCCCCCGCTGTAGTTCTCCAGCGCGGTCTCCCACTGAGCGGTATTCATGGTGCGCGGATCCTTCCCTTGGAGGAGAATGTTCAGCGCTTCGTTTGCGCTCCAGGTTGGATTGATGGCGCTGAGCGGGGTTACACCCTTGTGAAAATTCTCCAACTGGAACGCCCCGAGTGCGAGCTGGTGATGTTTCGCTGTTAGCTGGTTCGCCGTCGTGAGGTACTGCTGTCGTGTTTGAAAGGAATAAGACTTGCCCGTTGAATTGTCGTTGATGACGTAAGGATTTCCGCTGCTCTCCTGCGTGGCGACAGACTGCATGATGGCGTTCACCATGAGGTATTCACCCTGCAAGGCTTGCGGCACGTGGTGGCTGGCCGCTGCCTGGTAGGCCTTCGCGACGCTTGGGGGCGCGTAGGGGCCCGTATAGGGGTTTCCTGCCGTACCGGTCGGTGTCACGTACGAGGAGCCCCCGGCAACTTTCGCACCGAGATTCCCCAATAGACTGCGCAGCGCACCCAGTTTCCCAGCCAGCACCTGCATCTTGGCCCGTGCGAACGCATTTTGTTCGCTGATGGTAAGGCGTGTCTTCTGCCCGCTCACCGTGGAGACGTGTTGCGCGTTCAAAGCGCCAGACTTCAGCATCTGCACGGCTTGGTTTTCGCTGATGCCCGTCATCTGAGAAAGGATCCCCGCTTGCGTGAAGATATCGCCCGGGGCCATCTGCTTGACCATCCTGGTCAACTGAGCGCCAAGGGTAGTTCCCCCCACTTGAGCACCAAGGCCCTGCTCCATAATGCTGCGCATCTGCCACGGATTTGTAACTTTACCGTTGCTAGCTTGGTAGATTGCCGCCATGCTCATGAGGCCACCGAGACCCGAGCCACTGCCGATGGAGCTATTCATCGTCGAGAGGATGTTGGCCCCAGCTGGGCCTTGCAAACCTTGAATGCCCGTGGCGCTCATGGCGGTGTACTGAGCGGCGGTGCTGTTCGCTGATGTGATGATGGGGCTCATAGAGCCGAGACCTGAGTACACACTCAAGAGTCCCGTCGCCAGTGCGCCCTGACGGCCTTGCATGTGACCTTGTTGGACCATGTTGAGGAACATCTGGTTATATGCCGACGGGTTCATGGAGCTCCCCACGCCGTTGGTGATGCCCAGCTGGGCGGCTTGCGCCATGATGTTCGCCTGCACCTGCGGATCCAAGCCGTTCAGAAGGGCATTCGCCCCCGCTTGTTGGACCATCCGGGTAAGTCCTCGCATTCCGAGACTGTTCCCAAACCCCTGCATAAGCGTTTGCGCAACTTGAGTGGACTGGACGGGGCTCATCGCGACTCGAGCCCCCGCCATCTGAAGGCTCTGCTGGAAACCCAATGCCGAGTTCGTGGCGTTATCAAGAGCGTGCGACATTTGCGAGAATACCGGAATGGTCTCGCTGAAGGTCTGCATCCCCTGCTTAATTGTTCCGCCCACGAGGTTCAGGATGGAGCCCACACCGGCAGCAATCGCCGCTCCAAGGGGTCCGCCCAGCATACCGCCAATCCCCGCTCCCCCGAGACCCCCGGCCACCGCTCCGGCTTCGCCACCGCCTGCCAGTGCGTCAATCGCTGAACCCGCAACGCCACCCTTGATGCCCCCGACGATTTTGCCCACCAAGCCACTGCCGGACGCGTTGTTCGTGAAGTGCTGCGCAAAGCGTTGGAGCGGCGTCTGCGCAATAGGCGTCTCGGTGACCAGCCGCTGCGCTTGCGGTGCGCCCAGCCCGGTGCCGTACTCCTTGTAGAAATTCTTTATCGCGGAGGGGAGCGCCACATTCGAGCTTCCGGCACTGTACGCGGCATTCAAGTACGCCAACTGGGTGTCGCGCTCCATGGCAGAGAAATTGCTCTGCAGTCCCTGGAACCAGCTCTTAATCTGCTGGGAGGTGACGCCCACTTTCTGAACGCTGGTGCTCACGGGACGGCCCGCGTACTTGACGCCCCACAGGTTCTGGCCTGCTCCTCCCCGAACCGTGCCCGCAATCGCCGTCATGGCCGGAGCCACGACATTCTCGTAATACTGGGTGTACCCTGCAGTCGTCGCTAGGTTATAAGAGGGACCCCCGCCGCCGATCCGAGCCGGCATTCC